GGTCACGGTTGGCATTCGCAAGCGTGGACCATATCAGGCTGGTCTGGTCCCAGTTGTGCTTCTGCCTGGCGTCCGCCATGACCGACAACTGGCCTAACGTGTACTTCCACGGATCGACGCCACAGATTCCCGCATATTCCCAGAGTATCCTATAGTAGCCTTCACCACTGATTCTGGGCTGATCTCCCTCAGTGCCTTCCCTAATCGATTTTCCGTTTCCGTTTGAATTTGCTTGGTCAGCTCCTTCACCCGATCTACGATTTGGGTCACATTCCGGCGCGTCGCCGGGTCGTCGAAAAAATCAATGGTCTCCTGAATCAGACAGTCCTTGGCGTTGTAAAGCACATCGCCGGCCAGGCCCATGGAGAAGTCCTTTTGAGTGACGCCTTGTTCGATTGCCTGATCTTCGACCATATACCAAAGGATAGACACAAGTAACAAAGGATCCTCATGGATGGCTGCCAGTACCTTGCAGTTATCTTCTACGAGCTTCGTGAGCAGCACGTTGCAGCCATTCTTGACGCCTTGAAGCGTCCAGCCGTTCAGCGACACTTTCCACTCACGGCCCTCCAAATCAGTAAACTTTTTCATTACGGCACCACATACCATTCTGGGTAGCTGCTGACAGTCAGTGTAATATCCCACGATTGCACATCCTTGATCGGCTGTGCCTGTGACATCGAAACGGAGAAATTGGCCGCCAGACCCTGCTTGCCCGATGTTGCTTTGTCGCCATTCAAAACTAGCATGGTGATTTCCGTTTGATTCAGCCATGCGGAAATAATCGCATCAAAAATCGTATCAGCAGCAGCCGGCTGTGGAATGTTTAGCGTCACCTCGCCGGTATTCAACACCGCCGCGCTGGCACCCCAACCAAGCTTGGCTGTCGCCCTGGTTGTCACGTCTACAGTTTCGGCAGAATAGTTGCCGGTGACATCGCGAACATTGTCATATTCAACCCAGGTCGCTGTGGCCGCTGTAACGGTCCCATCGAGTGCAGCCGTGGAATTGTAGAGCTTTGCATCTTTTCCAAATGGTATGGCCATTTTATCAAACTCCTAAAGGGATTTTTTCCATATTGTCAGCCAGTCGTTTAGCGGCCAACTCATTTGCCAGTTTCACAAATGGCCGTGGTTCGTATTTGAAAGTTCTATTCTTGCCTTTCACCATTCGTCGCACAGTCCCGCCTTCGTTCAGTAGTTGCGGCACGGTACTGATGCCGCTTGGCAGCCAGGATGGCTGTTGGCCAAATGCCGCAGGACCAACTACTGCTGTTCCCGATGGAATATCCACAGCAAATGCAATCATGTCCCGCAGTTGGCCGGCATGTGCTGATGGGAAACCGCCTGGCGCACTTGCATTTTTACGGCGGCGCATTCCGCGTTTCATGGTCGTTCGTGCGTAGGCTGCCGTGCGAAACAGCACTTTCCGTTCCTTACGGTCCATTGCCTTGGCCAGTTTCGGCAAGTCTAGTTGGCCGATCAGTTGAGCGGATAATAATTGCGGCATCAGTTTGCGTACTCCACTGCAATCACGGAAGCGAAAATTCCTGCATCCCGCATCAGCTCAACATTAAACGGCACCCGCTCTATATCTCCGCTGAATTCAATCATCGTGTAACCTGCCATAACGACATCTTCCAGCGACATCTCCATTTCCTCTACCAGTAGCGTTAGCTCGTCTGGCAATGTCATGCTTTCCGCATCTTCAGCAGATAGCTTTCGCTGCACAACCAAATATATGGTATATTGTCTCTGGAAATATCCGCGTGTTAATTGATCGCTTTGCCGTGGTCCCGAGAAAACCGAAACAAGCAACCCATCCGCCTCTTGTATTGTTGCTTTCGGAAACGCCAATCTCTTGCAATCAAATTCCCACGAAAAAGAGCCAGCATTCAAGTGGTCTTTTACCGCTTCGGCAATTTGCACGCTAACTGCTTGCATAAATCTCTACCGTGTAAACTCGCAGGATTTGCTTGGTTTGATCCGTCCATCGGTAACAAGCCGACTCGCCACGCTGCACCACCTCATATTCATGGCCGTCGTGGAGAATCCGGTCGCCGCGTTTCGGCAACGACTTCAGCCCATCCAGCCATAAATCCATTGCATCGATCAGCCAATCATCGGCCTTTGCGACGATGGCCTCATTGTCAATTCCCATCCCCTCGATATCCGACTGGCCTGGTACCGCAACCAACTCAACCTCACTGCTGCCGCGTAGGTAGCGGATATCTACACCGCCCGCCTGTTTGACCGTGGAAGCCAACAGACGGACGGAATTGGAAAGGAGAGAAACCATCAGACCAAGATTTCCTCTGTATCGCTGACGTTATCGCTGACAACGATTTGCACGCCATGCGATTCCGTCGGGAATGGCGCAGGTGCCCCGGTAACCGTAGTAGCCGTACGGCTCTGCTGGAGCTGGCGTAGACTGCGGCGACTCATCACCAGATGGGTTGGGATTTTGCCGACCGGATAGGCTGCAATCAATTGCGCGATCAGATCATCCGTCAATGTTTTCCCGGAATCCTCGGTCAGATTGGCGATACGGCCAAGATCGTAAGCCGAACCAACCTGCAATGCCAACCACAATCCGCCAGGCGTGTAAAACGCCGGATAGGATTTGTTGTCAGTGCCAGGATTCACGAGACGCTGGATCGTGGTCGTGTCCCCTAGTTGGACAGCGGGACCGTCACCCTTGTAGATGCCGACGACTCCATTGGCTGCCAGCCGCACACCATAAACACTCGAAGCCGTATCTATGGTAGTGCCGCCTGCATTGATGACCAGCGTGTCGGCCACCGCATCAATCGTTGATGCGTCCCGCAGGCCAGTGAATCCAGCAGCGTCGACAGAAGCACCAGCACTGTCGCTTGCACCAACCACGCCATTGATTACCTGAGCCTCATGTTTGATTAGCGCGGCCTCGATGTGCCGCAAGCCTTCACGTGCAATTTCCCATTCTGGTCCGCGTCGACTGGCTTGTGCTTGCGCAACATCGACCACCCATGAAAAGTCGAGATATTTCAGAGTCACCGACACCTTCGTGTCCGCGCTCTTGTCCATATCCCGGCCAGCATTCACCGCTCGGAACCCAACCACAGGAGCCGCCGTTTCCTTGGTATAGGAATGGGTGACGCCGTTTGAGCTTTGCTCCATCGATGTGAGATCAAGCAACGGAGTTGCCTTCAGCACATCCGATACTTCAATGGGTGCCAAATCCAGCGCATCCGCGACAAGATCAGACAATGTTTTCAGATCGTCGGCCATTTTCATGGTCCTTTATTTTGCGATACTTCCGCCAACCCGTGGCGTAAGTAGCTAGTTATTTGATGTGAATCTTGGAGGCGAAACCCTTTGCTTTCGGCTCTTCATCGGTTGAATCGAAATCAACAGGATCGGCCTCACCCTCGACAGGACGTGCGGCGAGTTGCTTTCGCGTTTCCGCTAACTCCTCTCGCAGTTCCTGCACTTCTCTGCTTCTGGCCTGCTCAAATGTCAATCCATCGGCATACCAAATTGCGCCCTTGTCGCCAAATGCTTCGCGGAACCGCTGGCATTCTTCGCGGCCACTGGCGGCGATTTCCTCTTGCGGCGTTTCGGTTTGCTGCTGCTCACCTGCGCCTTGGATATCGTTATCCGGTTGCGCCTCGTTGAGTTCGGCTGCCGGGTTGGTGATTTCTTCTTCGGTTTCGAGAGTTGCATTGCTTTCAGCCATCGTTTTTACCTCCAAATGGTGGTTGTTAAGGAAACGGCTAACAAAGCCGCGTACGCGATCTGGGTCTAATCCCAACATCGCATTCTCTTGAAGAAATTGAATCGAAACATCTGCTTCCAGCCCAAGAGCATAAGCAGCCATCGCTTCTGCTTCTTGTGCGATCTCTTGTTCCCGGTGAAACAGCCCATCGGGATTTGCTGCTGGTTCGTCTACTGCATCCACTGCCCGCAATTCTGCGAGTCTTGCATGCGGGTAATTGTTTGTATTTTGTGGATCCGGACTTACAAATTCTCCGTCTTCATTCGTATTATCCAGCCGAAACCTTTCCATCTGGTCGAAATCTGCACCAAACACAATCGACAGTCCATAGGCTTGCGGATCTTCCTCGGCCAGGCTCATCAGGTAATCTGCCAGGTCGCCATCGGGTGATTTATGGCCGGCCTCTACAAAATGCTGATCGGCAACAACTTTGCCATCCAGCACGGTGGCATTCATCATGCGGCCGACAAATTTACCCAGGCCATCGCCTGACAATGACGGATGCGTAAATCGGGATTTCACCCCCTTCGGCGCGTCATTGATTGCTGCGGCTGTCTGGCTTAACATTGTCTCATCGATCCATATATCGTGTCCCAATGCCTCGCCCGTGGCTATGGCTGATACCCCATGGATGATTCCCTGCTTGCGGAATCCACCAGTAGGATCGATGCGAATGTTTTTGCTTTTGGCTTTCGGAGCACGAAGATATTTCGGTGGTTCTGCGAGGATACTATTGGGCATTGACTGGATCTCCATTGGCCTGAATTGCTGGCCGGAAAGCGGTCGAATCAGCAAACGTCAACGGCACGCCGGCCTCATTGGCAATCGCCATCGCCTCCGCCGTCTGGCGTATATTTTCTTCAAAATCGGTCCCCACCTCGCGGCAAACCCGTTGCGGCGAACTGAATCCAGCGGCCACAGCCATCGCATTACCACGGACTTCTTTCACTGGATCCCACCACGGCACGCCATCCGGCACCCATTCCCATCGCAGGAATGAGAAGTCCTTGCCGGCCGGCAACTGAAGCAATTTATCCTCCACCAGCAGGCCAGTGCGCCACCGCGTCCACTCGTCCTGAAATTCCTGCAAATCCTCGATCTTGTTTTCGCAGGACTTGAGATATTGAATCAGTCCACCGCGGCTACCATAAAAGTTCGTGAATGACTCATCGAAAAATGAGTATGGAATATCCAGCGACTTGAGCGCCACGTGGATCATCATCTTCAGGAAATCAACCGTTTCGGAAGCCGGCGTTTTGTTTTCCAAGAACTCCGCCCGGTCGCCTGGATCCAAGTCGAGCGTGAATGGACCCTTGGTCATATCCACTTCGTAGCCGGCATCCGCTACATCGTCGCTGTCGGTGTCTACTGTCGGCGTCGGCGTACCCTGGCCGAATACGAAAGTATCCGAGTCACGGTAAAACGCCAACCCGAACAGTTGAGAGATTTTCACCTTTGCAAGAGCATACTCGAAGCCTTCATAAGTGTCCCGGAACCAATTCAAGCCGGCTGCGATTGGCGACACGCCACGCACTTGATCGTACCGATCGTAGAATCCATGTGAGAACATATTTCGAGCCGAGACAATCCGCTTGAGTTGCGGCCGGCCGAAATTACCACGGTCGCAAAGAGCATAGGCCAGCGAAGCACCAGATGCACTGACACGGACACCGTTCACCCAATCCTCTGGCTTTGTGTTTTTCGGCAGATCGCTCGGGGTACAAATCCGGTCCCATTCGATGGCCTGCACCTTACCGCGTGCATTGCTGCTTGGCGGTGCCAGTTTCATCCAGAACACATCGCCATCTTTTACCCGGCAAGCTTCTGCGATTCTCAGTGCTCGCCGATAAGTGTGCCGCCTGGCCGTCTCGAACCGATGGCGGGTCGTCTGCTCGCGGATGATCTGCTCGAACTCTCGGTCAAATCCTTTGTCCCCAGTCTTGGCTTGGAAAGTGAACCGGGTCACAAAATCCAGGTGCTTACGGATCGCCCAGGCCGCGATGGCGAAATTTCGTGCCAAGTCCCGACTATTGCTGGACAGGATGGCTCGCTTGCGGTCGTTGGCCTGCTTATCTTCCGTGGTCGTTTTCGACGATATGGACCGCCGACGATTGCGCGTTTCGGTCGCATCGTAGCCGAACATCTTGCCAACCGTGCGTTGCAGGAGATTCACCAGGATCCTCCCAACCGCATGCCGATCACTGCCGGCCGCACCATCGTTGTGGAGGCGTCATCGAGTAGACGCAGCTCATTTAGCCGCTTTCGAGCCTGATCGATGCTGACTTTGGTGCTGATGCCATCGACGGTTATCGACTCGACGGCACCATTTAGGATGGCCTCAAGCTGCTCGATTTCTTTTGTGTAGTCGGCCATCAAAGGATCCATGCGGGGAACTAGCTGTTCACATCCGCATTTTATTCAGCAATCGCCGGCAAAGTCGAATCGGTTTCGCTCGATCTAATAGGTTTCCTATTATTATTCTCTACGTAGTATTTTCGGACTGCTACCAGTTGACCACAGTTTTTGCACTTCTTTCGATCCCACCGCACGCGATTGAACCGATGGCCGTTCGGCAGTACACCATCAATCTCACGGATCAGCCGGCGATTGGAATCGATAATCACCAGATCCGACGACCCACACATCTGGCACGATGCCGGAATCTCCACAGCTTCGGCGTACACTCTGTTTTTGCTGCCTTTTGGCCTGCCACGCTTTTTCTTGACTTCGCTCATTGCATGTACCTGACTTTCTTGCGTTTGGGTTTCCGTTTCGATTCGGCAACACGATTGCTGATTCCCGCGATAGACGCCGCCACCATACAGCCTACGGCACAGTCGAACTGGTGATTTTCCTGACCTGGCCGAACTTGCCATTCCTGGACGATTCTGCTGCCAACCTGCACCTCGGTCGGTGTTTCCGCCCGGTAAGCATGTGCCGCGAATTGGTGCTGGTCTGATGCCGCCTTGAACAAATATAGGCAGGACTTGCTACCCTTTGGCAATGCAAGCTGCCTGTGAAATCTGGTTTTCCAGTAATTTGTATCGAATATCACTCCGGTGGTTTCGCCTGCTTTCGGTTTCGTGGGTGCCCACTCTGGTCCATACCCCTTGCCCTGCACCTGCTCCCATCGGCTGATTGGTGCCTGCTTCGCCGTGATCCCTTTGCCAAATGATGGAACCAGAATCGAGGCATACTTTGATTGCCTGCAGAATGAACGAATCGTTGTTGACTCGTTCCCGTTCGCATCCACCAGACAGCGGACAATCCGCATCGGCACCCCATCGGATCGCATCCACTCCCGGCCGATAATTTCTTCGGTGCAGGCACCCAGGCCAGCAAATATAGCTGCTTCCTGATCCATGCCAGGAAATACTTTCGACAATGGCACGGGTGGCTTTTTGTGGTTGAACTTCATTCGCTTCTGGTGCGGAAAGTTCCCGCCATCGATCTTATATCCTTGGAACCCAACCCCGTAGGCCCACACCTCGTAGTACAAAATCTCTGGGTGGACATCGATCATGGCCGTGATGGTTGTTGCCTCGTTCGGCACCACACCGCGGCCATAGCCTGATTGTTTTTCGCAGATCGCATCCACCTGCAACAGCGACATCCCACTTTCGTCGATCAGTGGCGTGTTCTGACACTCACACGCAAATGCCTATTCGCCGGTATCAATCAGGATATTGTAGGCGTGCTGGATTGCCGACAGCTCTGTTTCTGGCGAGAAGCAATGAATCCAGGATGCCTTGGCTCCGGCATCCATCTTGCGGCGATTCTTGCGGTAAAACTTCGTTGCGTCTTTGTGTGCCCTGGCCTGGTCGTCCTTATCGTCTGGATCGTAGCTTGTGCGGATCGTGGCATAATCGTCCAGCCACAGCTTCCCTTCGGTAGCCATCGAGTAAAGCATCGGAACCCGCTCGGTTTGCCAGATCGGGTTTTTCTCGTGGTCGGCGAGCTGGTCCACCATATCGCCGGCCTCGATCACGGTCGCATTGCAAACCACAGCGATCTGCTTATCGTGGCCGCCGAGGCGTAGAATGGCCTTGTTCAGTTTCGATAGCCGCTTGGCAACCTGAGCAGGTGACGCGGCGCTTTCATCTGTCTGTGGATCATCGATCAGCACGAAATCCGGCCGCACCTGCTCGCCGTCCGGCCGCTTGAACCGCATGCCTCGAATGCTGGCCGTGATTCCTTTAGGCGTGATGATTGCACCCGAGCCGGCAAACCCTTTGATGGTTGGGAATACGCAATGGGAACTCGGCCATTGCATATTTGTTTTCTCGCCGGCAATATGCTGCCGGCCAGCCCGTTGTGGTGTGCCTTCAAGCTGCTGTGCACAATGGCAAACCTCCGGGAATATCTCCATCAGGTCCGGGTTGGTTTCGATCTCTGCTTGGATGGAATCTACCATAATCTGTGCCGCTCCAGCGTCGGCCGCAATTGGCACCACGTATTTGGAATGGCCGTAGCCCGTCGCCCAGATAACCGCGTTCTCGGTGATGGTCGATTTGGCAAACCCACGGTAAACGATCTGGAGAAACAGGCCACCATCAATTGCCGCCGTCTGGATCCTCTTGATGATATCCTTGTGTGCTCTGCTGAATGGCTTCAAGCCGGTAGTGTGCGGGAAACATTCAACCAAGAAACGCAAAAGATTCTTGCGGTATTTGTTATAACGTTTCTTGTTGCGTGGTGGTGGTGGCTCGATCTCCGACGCTTTGTTTGCAATGAGTTGCAAAGCCTTGGCAACTCTCGCCTTTTCCCTTGCCGCACCCTCTGCCGAACGCCTGGATTTTTTTGTTGCCGTACCATTCATTGACTAGATGCGTTTGTAATTATGGAAAATCGGCTCTTCCGCTTGGTGTCTGGGAGGGAATGGCCAAAAGATCGTTATTGATTGCCAAGGTGCTCTACTACATCCCTGCACACCCGTACGAACCGTTCCATGCTCATTACACCACCACCAAAGTCACCGTAGCCGCCTCCTGACCCGCTCCATCAGCGAACGTTGCAACGCACTCCATGGTGTACGTACCAGCCGTATCAGGCGTCAATGGCACCTTGGCTTGTGTCTTGTCGTACCCTGTCGTGCCTATAGTTAGACTCCCACCAACAGGCTGTGTGAGCTGTGTGCATGTGACCGCTGTGACTCGGCCATTGGTTGGCAACAGCTTACGGTAGTCCACCGCGATGGGTTGCAGCTCACCAACGGTCAGCGTTAGCGAACGCTCGCCAACATTGCCAACGCCAGCCTTGGTGATGACAATTGCTGTCCTGGCTGCTGGTATTGGCTGCTGATCTACGGCAGAGCCACCCAGGTCGATAGTATACCCGCCGCCCGTCTGCGTTTCAGTCGGCCCACTCAGGTACACCTGTGCATAATCAACACCACCAGCAACCACCACATCAGGAAGATCAAGCCTATAATTTCCATTATACAATGCGACTAAACCGCCATCCGTGTGAGCGGCTGATCCATCAGCAAGATCAGACAACGGTATAGCCGTTATCGGAGCATCGCCAGCGCGCCAGTAAAAAGCTGTAAGATTAGCCGCGGGAATGATTCCCGCATCGGCACCTGTCGCAGTGGTGTGTAAATGGATCAGGATCGATTGATCCACTGAGCCGGGAACTATTATTCGTGACATGATTTACCTCATTATTTTTGGAACCGTTCCCGTTTTTATTTCCCAACCCAACCAGTATTGTCTCCTGGGTTGGACTCTTTGACGTAAAACGTCGTTGATGCTCCACCGTTGATATTGATGCAGGTCGCACCTATCTCGGCATGAAGATATCCCTCTGGAGTTCTGCCACTGTAAGCATCGCCGCGCAGTTTATGTGAGGTTGAATCTGGCGTACCAATGTAGTCAGAAGTCTGATCCAACGTGACATGGTTGGCGGCGGTTATGCCATGCCTGCCAGCATTGCCTGACACGTACCAATCGTTTTTCGATTTCCGGCCAAGCAACGCATCCAAATTGCTTTTCATCTGTATCCAGCCAGCAGTCAGGCTCGCATCGCCAAACGTATTGCCGGTACATCGCCCCTGGTTGCTGTGGCGGAACTCCATGCGGCCAGACTTGCAGTTGTTGTTTTTCACATCGGCATCAATGCAGGAAATGAGCAATACCGCTTGATTCTCGGTTTCCTTGCTGCAAATGTTATTGGCGATTGTCAGTCCATTAGCATAATGCGACTCGATTATGCCATCAAAACTATTGTTGGCGATTACCACATTTCGACATTCGCCAACAGCTTTCACACCGACGGTTACCGGAACATTGGCTGCATCAGCCGTGCCTTTCGGCCAGTATCGCCGAGTCAGTGTATAGGATTCTGATGCGTTTGCAGTCACTTCATATCGTCCGCCCAGGTCGGTACCATCACCCATATGGAGAATTGCACCAACTGGCAATCCAGGATTTTCAGCAAAGGTAATGCTGGAAACACTTGCATCCACGGCTGGTTGAACAAATAAAGCATCGAGAGTGTAGCTGGCCGCTGTGCCTGTAAAGTCTCGCACCCTGACCGCACGGAATTTAGTGACCGTACTATCGTCCTGCCGAGTCACCGTATTGTTGCAGATGGACAGATGACTGACATGCAAACCGCCAGCCTGTACCGTAATGCAATCCTGGCCAAAGTCAGCACCAGCGACTCCCTCTTTATACGCATCACCTACGATGGTATTTCCGGTTATCTCCACATTGGCAAACTTGGTATTCAACGGAGAATTGAGCCGGTCGGCACCAAGCATGATGGCGATGTTGGTAAACCCGGTTATGGTGTTGTTGTTGATGTGGACGTTTTTGTAATCGCCCAAATCGGCCGTCTGGTTGGTAATTGCGATTGCCGTTTCACGTGCGTGGTAGATGTAATTGCGTTCAATCCATATCCCGTCCCAGCCAGAATTACCACCCGCTATGAATTGCCGGCCAGGCATATCGGCGACACAATCAGTAACTCGCAAATTTCTGCACGCCCCTCCGTTGCCAGTGGATAGAATACCCCACGAATCATTTGCATCGTCTGGTTGTTGTGTAACGTCATTGTCCGTCCATAAGCAATGATGGAAATTGATATCCTCCAGCACATCAGTACCACCGCTTGAGATGATTACTTGCCGAACGCCAGACGACCAACCTGTCAACAAAGAGTTTGAATCAAAGCCGATGTGGCAAATTTCAATGTCTGTTTTATCACCAGCATAGCCAGTTGTATTTTTTAATGCCGTTGAAATCCTCAAGCATGGCTGCTCATTGGCATTTGGTTCATTTGGCGAGCTCGTGCCGCGCAGCAGGATAGAGCTTGTCATGCTGCTACCCTCAACCCGCACGCCTGATTTAACGGTCAGCCAGCCTGTTTTCAGGAAGTACGTGCCAGTGGGGAAATACACTGTATCGCCGGCAACCGCCGCATCCATTGCAGCCTGACAAGCAGGCCAATCATCTGTAGCGCCATCTCCTACTGCTCCATGGGATTTCACATTTATAATACTCGGTGTCATTCCAGCGTTGTCCACATACTTCTTGGTAGCTGGATGATAATCACCAGTAGGTGTGAAAGCGGAAGTATTGTCCAACTCTAGAACATTTGATTTAAGAGCCAAAGCAGATAGATCTTGGCCAACATCAACAACATCAATGCTGTCAGGGGACAGTGTACTAGTAACAATAGTCTTAGGTCCATCAACAGTCACAGTTACTTGCATTGGATCAGCCATTTAATGTCTCCTGAATTGGTTGTGTAATTCTATATGTATCACTAGAGTTTGAATTACCTTCAAAAGCAATATAAATTAAACCAATTCTTGCAACAATATTAGGAAGTATCGTCACATGAAAATTCACACTCCTATTATCAGCACCTAGAGCCACATTTGTTACAGTTAATATCGCTGTATCAACACTTATTCCTGAAAGTGCTGTTATAATCTCATCATCTTTTAGATCACCAGCTAAACTTATTGCATAATCACGTTGCCCTCCTGTGCCAGTTGATTCAACTAACATTGAGCTGATCGGTGGTAATTCTAATTCAATCATTTTTAACTCAATATTCAGCTTAATATTGCAGTAAGTGCTGCGTCAGCCCAAGACAATTTATCATTAAGTGCAATAATTTTTGATTCAGTTAATGCCCCACCAAAATAAAATGTGCCATTAGTTGCAGCAGACCATACACCAAAATGTGTGATAGTTGCAGCCCCAGTAGCAGAAGCAGTCTCACCAGCACCAGTATTCTCTACAATACCGTCACCAGTCGTACCTGCATCCCAACTATTATGTAATGTCCTAGTAAGATATGATGTTTCGTTTGCACCAGTACCTTCTGGATCAGCAGTATGAAATGAAACATAAAAAACTGTTGGTCTAGTCGGTATGGTACCAATATTCAAGGCCCATTTCAACATATCTTCACGTAATGTAGCTGCAAAATTAGCCATTATTTAATCCTTTTACTTTAGGCTGCACCATTTAATGTTACAGTCAAAGCACCAATAGCATAGGTTAATTTACCACCACTAGCAACAACTTGTGGCGTTGTTACAGTGCCAGAAAATAAGAAAGTACCGAGTGTTGCTGCCGACCATACAGAGAAATGTGAGATAGTATCAGCACCACCGGCCGCTGCTGATTCTCCAGCCTTTGCATTTTGTACAACACCATCAGTACCACTTGCACCGGCTTCCCAAAATGGAGTTGGGCCAGCCAAAGCATCACGATTCGGTAGGGCCGTCGATATTGATGTTGTCCCAGCCGCCCCAGGATCTGCTATGTGCCATTGCAAATAATATGTATCAGTCGGCCTAGTTGGTGTACCGATATTACAAATCCAATCTAACATTGATTCACGAAGCGTTGCTTCTATACCTACGGTCATTTTATTAATCCTTATTTAACTATTGCCGAACGGGGAACTGTAGTAATTGAAAATTTACGTGGAACTGTTTTCACAGCCAAAGTAATCCTTGGATTGAAGGATGCCGCATCACCAGTCAAATGAATAGTTGCAGTTGATGCTGAAATAGCTTGCCCTATGATTCTATGTAACGTGGTTAGATTTGCAGTTGCTGTACTATCAGTTAATGAATCACCTGCCACTACATGATTTGTTGTGAGTGATACAGTTACGTCACTAAATGATATTGAATCACCAACTATCACATGATTCGTTGTTAGCGATGCAGTTGCGCTACTCGATGATGTTGAATCACCACTAATCGCATAAGTTAGTGCAGTATAACCAACAACAACTTCTACATTACTATTAGATACTGAATCACCAACAACCACATGATTCGTTGTTAATGCAACTTCTGCAACACTCGATGATGTTGAATCACCAGTAATCGGCATAAGTGGAGCAACATAGCCAACTGTGATTCCTGCACCACTACCAGATATTGAATCACCAACTAACACATGGTTCGTTGTTAGTGCAACTTCTGCATTACTTGATGATGTTGAATCACCAGTAATCGGCATAAGCGGAGCAACATAGCCAACTATTACTTCTGAGCTACTACTAGATATTGAATCACCAACTAATATATGATTCGTTGTTAGTACAACTTCTACATTACTTGATGATGTTGAATCCCCAGTAATCGGCATGGTAGGTGCAGTATAACCGACTGCAATAGCTGCATCACTACCAGATATTGAATCACCAACCAATATGTGACTTGCTGTAAGAGTGGCTTCTGCATCACTCGAAGAATTTGAGTCGCCGGTAATTGCATAAGTCGGTGCAACGTATCCAACTGAAATCGCTGCTTCACTCGAAGAATTTGAGTCGCCCGTTATCGCATAAGTCGGAGCGGTGTAACCAACTGCTATTTCCGAATTACTGCCTGATATTGAATCACCAGTGATCGCATAGTTGCTGGGTGCTGCTCCCGTACTGTATGCGATGATTCTGTTCTTAAGGTGGAACGGTGCTAGTGGGTTTATTGATAATTGT